AAACACCTTTTCAGGACTGAGCATATCGGCTATACATTCGGCTTATGGGCAGAGCGGAAACAATTACCACACAATTTCATTCTCGGGAACGGGATCGTATAACACCAGGAGAATCGTTGTTACTTGTACTCCAGCAAGCGGACAGAATGCGAGCAACATAGCGGGGACTCTGTATTTTGGAGGAGGCGTATAAAAATGGCTTGTTACTGGAAAACCATAGATAGAAAAATAGAAGGAGAAAGAGCGACAGAGATAAAGGCAGTCAGGGCGGAAATGAATTCTAAGAAATTGGAGTTCACAAGAGATGTGCTCATACTGGTAGGCACGCCCGAGCAAGAGACTGTTGCTAAGATGAACGCAGAGGAGTTAAGGATTTACGTGGAGGACCACATTCACCTAGCCCTCATAGATGACGGAATAGCCACTGAAGATGATCCACCTGAACATGGTGACTTCATGCCCGATAGCGAATGAAATGCAAAATCTGATGAATTGTAGTATCATATTCCGAAACGGAGGTAATTATGGCAAAAGCTAATAATCAAGTAGAAGAGTCTGCTGTTACTGAGCAGGAGAAACCTAGCGACCTAAGAAAGTTCGTTGACGTTGTAAAGGGCGAGGACGGATCGGAGGAGAACGTGGAGTACATGGTCGCCGATTTCAATGAGCAGCAGAAGCTGATCTACAACAAGCTCGAGGTTATAGTGGCGAACGATCAGAAGCTAGAAACCCAATATCAATTCTCAAAAGAGCAGAATTCAATCCTGAGCAATCACTATGTCTCAGAGTTGAAGGCACTACTATCTTCAGGCGAAGATGATCAACCTGAAGTGGTGGAAGATGTCGAGGCAGAAGAAGAATCTAAGTGACATCCGCGCTATAGCGAGCGAATTGGAGACGCATGAAAGAGAGTGCGCAATCCGATATGAGAACATAGAGAAGCGCCTGGAGGCCGGATCGAAGAAGTTCGTCAGATTTGAACAGATGATTTGGGGATTATACGCCCTGATCATCACAACCCAGATAATAGGAGCGTTCATCTAATGGCAGGACTACAGATCACGACAGAACCGACTCAGGAGCCGTTATCACTACAGGAGGTCAAGGAGTACCTCAGAGTTGAGGACGGAACCGACGAGAGGATACTAAGACCATTCATCGAGACGGCGAGAAGGTTAGCTGAGGAGCATTTGGGCCGAGCTCTTATGTCTCAGACATACACCCTATTCCTAGACGCCTTTAATGAGGTCTACGATCCCCTCTGGGAGGGAACTAGAACCGGACCCTACCTGAACTACTACCACAACTACATAACCCTTCCTAAGCCTCCTGTGACCTCGGTTACCTCGGTCAGCACTTTTGACGATAGCGACAATGAGACCACAATGGCGGCGTCGAAGTACTTTGTGGACTCAGCGAGAGAGCCCTGTAGGATTGTGCTAAGGCAGGGAGAGACTTTCCCAACGGCCCTTAGGGTAGCCAATGCTATCAAGGTAGTTTATGTGGCAGGTTACACGTCCAGCTACTCCGTGCCGGAACCGATCAGAATGGGCATGCTTCAACACATCGCCTACCTCTACGAGCACAGGGGGGACATGTACGAGGCTAAGACCTCATTCCCTCCAATAGTCCAGAAACTCTATCAGCCTTACGTAGTCCACAGCGGACTAGGATCGTCAGCGCTGATGTCGATAGGTTGAGATGGCTAACTCTATAGGAAAGATGAGATATCGAGCCGAGCTCCAGTCTCCTACGGCCACTACGGATGCCGGAGGAGGTTCAGCTATAACGTGGACCAGACTTACCGATCTCTACTGCAACATCAAGCCCATCAGGGCGGATGAGAAGTACAGGCAGGGGAGAGTCCAGGACAGCGTCTCGCACGACGTCTACATCAGGCATAGGGATGACATAAGCACGAAGTATCGGCTGGTCTACGGATCGCGAAACTTCAACATTAAGGGAATACTGAACATAGACGAAAGGGATAGATACCTTCTTCTAAAGTGCCAGGAAGGAGTTGCGACATAATGGCAGGCATTAAGATCACAGCGGACACAAAGGGGATCAACAAGCTCCTCGAGAAACGCCTTGAACAGAACGCGATGCGTGAGCTGAAGAGAAAGATGAACAGGTCGGTAATGCTTGTTCACGGAACCATAGTTGACGACATACAGCGAGGGGCGAAGTCAGGCACAACATACGAGTTATATAATCCAAGAAGAACCCACACGTCCTCAGCACCGGGAGAGGCTCCGGCTACAGACACGGGCTTCCTGGTCAGCAGCATAACCCATCAAGTAAAGAAGAGCGGTAAGAACCTTGTGGGCCAGATCGTAGCTTCCGCCCCTTACGCAATACATTTGGAGTTCGGAACGAGGGAGATGCAGAAGAGGCCATTCATGCAGCCTGCCCTACAGAAGAACAAGAACAAGATAGAGAGGATTTTCAACGGCGGGGGATTCCTTAAATGAGCACCGCCCAGTTCGCTCTGCAGAGCTCTATATACTCAACGCTCAATAGCGACAGCAATCTTACATCGACCCTAGGGGCTTCCATCTTCGACGAGGTTCCGGAGGACGCTTCCACTCCCTATGTAACAATAGGCGAGGACACATCGATAGATTACAGCACTAAGGATCATGACGGAGCCGATGTGACGGTGAATATAGACGTCTGGTCGGAGTACAAGGGCAGCAAGGAGACTAAACAAATAATTGACCGAATTCACGATTTATTGCATGATAGTAACCTAAGTATAACTGGATTCAACCTCGTGAACCTGAGATTTGAATTTAGTGATATACTAAGAGACCCAGACGGAGTAACCAGACACGGTGTCATAAGATTTCGTGCAATAATATTAGGTAGCTCATAGGAGGGTATACATATGGCAGCACAAAAAGGATCAGCGTTACTGCTGAAAATAAACACAAGCGGTAGTAATTATTCTACTATCGGCGGTCTTCGTTCCACATCCCTGACTCTTAACGACGAGGCTGTGGATATCACAAACAAAGATTCATCCGGTAACAGGACGCTATTGGCAGATGCGGGAGTATTCTCGATGTCGGTTAGTGGCTCAGGGGTTTTCATGGATGACGCTCAGGACACTACATTGAAGGACGCGGTAAGCGCGAGCGCTTTCAAGAACTTTCAAATATTGGTCCCCGATTTCGGAACATTCACCGGAGCGTTTCAGGTAACTTCACTTGAGTATGCTGGTGAGTACAATGGAGAGGCAACATACTCTGTTTCTCTTGAGTCCTCAGGGGCAATAACGTTCGCGAGCGCGTAGATTATGGCTTGGGAAGAGGCAAAGATTAAGGTCAACGGAGTGGATGTAGAAGGCTACGTCAACGAGTTGCTGGTTGAGTGCCCCATGCCTGAGGACATGAAGGAACTTAAGAGTCTTACCGTGAACGGTAAGGCGGTGACGATAGGAGCTTATGAAGTAGACATAAGGGATAACAGATTGAAAATTATACTTGAGATTCCAGGCGGGACTCAAAAGGAGGCGAAGTCAGATGGCGAATCCACTAAAGGGTGAGGTATTAGTACCACTAGATAAAGAATACAAATGCCGACTCACGATAGATCACTGCATAAAGATCGAGAATGAGTTGGGCAAGGGCATACTGGAGCTCACTACCGAGATTTCCCAGGCCAAAATAACCATTTCAACGCTCGTTACCGTTCTCAAATACGCTTTGAGAGGAGGGGGTAACGATTTCCAGGACAGAGATATCCACAAGATCATCCAGAATGTGGGTATTGTCACAGCAAGCACAGAAGTTGCAAAGCTGTTAGCCGCCACTCTATCTGATCCAGATTCGGAGGAAGATAACGAGGGAAAGCCGCAAGCGACGGGTTAGAGCCTATTATGTGGGCGGAGTTCGTCAAGATAGGCTTAGGCATAATGCAAATGCGTCCAGACGACTTCTGGAACCTATCACCGCGCGAGCTCTGGCTTGCACTGTCAGGATTCAAGAGGTTTCACGCCTCAAGCGAATCTAACGCCCCTATGAGAAGGGACGAGCTAGACGAACTTATGGAGTTGTATCCCGATGGCTAAGACTGTAGACGAGCTAGTAATCAAGATTCAGGCCGACACGAGCGACCTGAGAAAGCAACTCAATAACATCCAAGGAAGACTGAACGCGACCGGTAAGGCCGGAGCGATGGCCTTCGGAGCGGGGGCAGGAGCCGGAGGATTCGGTGCAGCCCTATCCAAGATTCCAAAAAGCGCGATAGCAGCAACGGCAGCACTAGCAGGGATGGGCGTGGCCGTAGCTAAAGTAGCGTCGGTTGGATCGCAGTTCGAGGATTTGAAGGACTCCCTGGACACAGTATTCGGAGGAATGGAACAGGGTCAGGAAGCAATGGATAGGGTGATGAGATTCGCCCAGACCACACCATTCCAGATAGAGGACGTCACAAAGGCATTTATCTCCCTTAAGAGCTCGGGCATAGAGCCAAATGAGGACATGCTTCAGGCTTTCGCGGACACGGCCTCAACCTCCATAGATCAACTCGGAGCCTTCGAGGCGATGGTCCGTCTGGTGCAGAGATCGGCAGCCGGAGGGTTGGGTCTAGAAGAGATCAACATGCTGGACGACCGAGGGATACCGGCAACCAAGATGCTAACGGATGCCCTTGGAAAATCTAGAGAAGAGCTGAGTGAGTTCGGAAAGACAGCTGAGGGAGCGGCCGTCATGGTTGACACCCTCATAACCGGAATGAAGAGGGACTTTGGCGGAGCCATGGAATCCAAGATGGATAACCTCTCCACTAAGGCGTCAAACATGCAGATTGCCTTCAAGCAGTTGGCTGATGAGGTTTTCAAGTCCGGGCTAGGGGAGTTCCTTAAGGATATGGCTGATAGATTGACGGAGATCGCCAACGCCATATCGAGAACCATAAGATTCATGGGAGGCAGGGAGACTCTTATAGACATAACAGGGGAGACTGACCCTGTGAAACAACTGGAATCCATCAACAACCTCATAAAAGAACAGATGAAGCTACGAGACGAGGCTCAGGCAGATAGGGATAAGGGATTCGGAGGTCAGGTTATAAACGACCTGAAAGACGCTAAGAACAGGATAGCCGAGCTAGAGGTTCTAAGGGAGCAGGTCCAGGCTAAAATAGACGCCATGACAATAACTGTGACCGAGGGATTCAAGCCCGATCCGGCCTTGATAGACTTCTTCGGAAAATTCACAAAACTCCTCGAGGACGCAGCTGATCCAGCAGAGGAGCTAAAAAGACAGATGGATTTCCTTGATGAGATGTTGGCTGATCAGAGGATATTGGATTTCTTCGAGATAACATCCGAGCAGATAGAGGTAGTCAGAGCGCATCTGAAAGAAATGAACAGCGATCTAGAAGAAACCTCCAGGACGATGGGAGAGGAGCTCCAGAACGCCATAGCGAGCACTGCCAACGCTTTCACCAATGATTTCGTTAACGCCCTCATGGAGGGGGAGAACGCCCTAGAGAGCTTCAAGAACTTCTCAAAACGAATCGTTCAACAGATCATCGCCGCCTTCCTTCAGATGATGGTGGTGAACAAGATACTAAACGCGATCTTCGGAGCAGGGACTTTCACAACAGCTAGTTTCGGAGGTGGATCGGGACTAGGCGGAATAAGCGTGACCCCAGGAAAAACTTCAGCCGGAGGAGGAGCCGCACATAGCGGAGCTCCAATGCTGGTAGGAGAGAGGGGTCCGGAGATATTCATACCGAATTCGGCAGGAAGGATAATGAACAACGCCGATTCCATGTCCTCTATGAGAGGGGGTAGCGGAATCACAGTAGTGCAGAACAACAACTTCGCCCTGGGAGTAGGGGCCACCGCTAGGGCTGAGGTGCAGAAGATGCTACCCCAGATAGCGGAGACATCAAAGATGGCCGTCTTCGAGGCAGCAGCAAGAGGCGGAGCGTTTAGAAAAGGATTACTAGGTGGAGCATGAGTTTAGCCGATAGAAACATAGTGACGATGCCCAGTTCGCCCAACTTCACCAGAAGCGAATTCACGCTCGTCAGAACCATAGGAACCACGATATCGCCTTTCACCGGACAGCAGAAGGTGCAGGAGTTCGCAAATGTGTATTGGACCGCTAACGTCATACTTCCTCCACAGAGGAGAGCAACAGCAGTGAACTGGCAGTCATTCCTAGCCGAAGCGAAAGGTCCGGCCAATTCGTTCCTGTTCACCGATCCCGACGCGAAAAGCCCTCTCGGAACCCACAGCGCAGCGACTCTCACCGCAGCGGTCAGAATAAATGACACGAGTGAGACCCTGTCATTCACGGCTACAAGCAATCAAATAACGGCGCAGACGAACGTTTTCACCAATTCATTCGTTGGAGACTACGTCCACATCACTGGGGCAACCAACGAGAACAACAATGGCACCCATAAGATAACCTCCAAGAATTCAAACGCTCAGATAGACGTCGGCACAAACCTAACGACGGAATCTAGCACGGCCGGATGTAAGCTAAGACAGAACATATCTGGAGCAGAGGCACTAAGTTTCACGACCTCAGGATCGGGAACGATAAAGGCGGGAGACTACCTAGGTCTCCTTAGCGGAAGCAGCACCAGTCATATGCCATTCCAATTAGTGATGGCCACCGAAGACGCTACCTTCAGTGGAAGCAACGGAGCGGTAAAGGTTCAGCCTAGGCTTAGAAAGGATTTAACAGCGGGGCATCTGATAACGTTCTCAGACGCGAGGGGGCTCTTTCGGTTGGTCGGTAAGGAGATAGGATGGAGCGCGAATCAGGTCTCAACCTACGGAATGCAGTTTCAAGTTATAGAAGACATCAGTGCGAGTAACACGTAATGGCGAGCAGACAGGGAGTAGATTCCTCCATACAGGACAGACTAGGCGCAGATCATCAGTACCTATTCTTCGCGGTAAAGGCTCAGTTTGACACAGAGACCATAAGATTGTGGACCGGAGCAGACAACCTCACGGTAGACGGTGAAACCTACGAGGGTGCCGGAACTCTACTATCCGTCGGAGACATCGAGGACACCATGGAGGTTAAGTCCACGAATCTCACGGTGTCTCTATCGGGTATGGATACAACAGTCATGAATCTAGCCCTATCGGAGGATTTGCACAACAGAAAGATAAAGCTCTATATGGGGTATCTCATGGGAGGGGCGAACGAGAGCGCCGGAGAGATCGTGATGTTCTCAGGGAGAATGACCAACGTTCAGATTACCGACGATGCTGACAACGGATCAACCATATCCATAAACGCAGAGAACAGGCTAGTAGACCTCAACAGACCTTCCAACCTCAGATATACCAACGCCTCCCAAATGACTATTAATAACAGCGACACAGGATTCAAATACGTCCAAGCGATACAAGGTAAGGAGCTCCTATGGGGCAGACCCTCAAACTCCGAATCATCCGGAGGCGGTGGACACGAGGGTAACGAGGGAGGCCAACAGAGTAGAAGATGAGGAAGAAGGCAGATTGGCAGCACCTGTTATTCGCTTACATTGACGAGAACAAGTTCAAGCCTTTCTCGTGGGGATCATGGGACTGCTGCAAGTTCTCGGACGGCTGCATAAAGAAGATGACGGGCAAGTCCCTAATACCCAAGGAGCTAAAGTGGAAGAGCGAGGAAACCGCCCTCGAGGCAATCAGGAGCTACGGAGGAACTCTCGGCAAGTCCCTGGATAAGGCCGCTAGATTCGGAAAGCTCTCCAAAATAGAACCTAACTTCCTGCAAGCGGGCGATCTCGTCATATGGAAGGAAGAGTCGGAGATGTGCGGTATATACAATGGAAATGCGATCCTATGTCCAGGAGAGGACGGACTGGAGGTTAAACCAACGGAACTAGCCCTTAGGGGGTGGAGGATAGATGGGTAAGGCGATCAAGTCAGCCCTTATCGCTGCCGTAGTGGTGGCTCTGGTGGTTCTCATACCTCCTGTCGGAGCGTCTCTAGCTCCGATCTTTACTACAGGGGCTCTAGCATCAGCACACATAGCGATTCAATTCGCCGTCATGACATTCGCGACCACGCTAATATCGGCGG